GGTGACCAGGGGCATAAACGCTCCATGGATAGAGCTTCCGGATCAGGTGTATTCGCCCGGGATCCTGACGCGCTCATCGATGTGATCGAGCTTGAAGTGACCGAGGAGATGCTGACAAACAAGACGAACGAAGAGAGCGTGCAAGTATGCATCAACGCCCTGGAGGAGAACTGCAAAACCGCATGGGAAGACCGCGTGTCACAAGATGATTTATGCTCATCGAAAGCGATGCTCAAACACGCCATCACGATGCTTCCAGAACCGAAATTTCGGGCCCTTCAAAGCAAAATCGCCGCCAAAGGAAAGTATGTCGATACGTTCACCGCTTGGCGAATCGAGGGCACATTTAGAGAGTTTCCGAAGATGTCCCCAATCAATATTTGGTTCACTCATCCGGTGCATCAGGTGGATGAAATCGGGGTCCTAAAAGACGTTGATGCGGAGGGGGAAGCCCCGCCATGGAAGAAGGCGATCAAGTCGAGAAAGCCGAAGGAAGAGAAACAATTGAGTCGGAAGATGGAGCTGGAGACGGCAATCAACCTGTGCGTTTTCGATGAAGAGCAAGTGACAATCGAAGCCCTATCCGAGTACCTGGACAAGACAAAAAAGACAGTACGGAATTGGGTGATGGAGCATGGCGGATACAAGATTGAAGATGGCTTTGTACGAAAGAAGTGAGGGAAAAAAACATAAAATTTCCCTTTTCCCTCAAATCCTTGAGGGAAGAAAAAAACATAAAATCAAGTTATTTTCTTCCCTGCTCAGTTTCAAACGCGCGGATGGAAAAAAACATAAAATCATGTTATTTTCCCTAAAACATGAGGGAAGAAAAAAACATATATATAAATATAAAACTTTTTTCTTCCCTCGCTCCCGCTCGTCGCTGGGGGTAAGTAGTCGTGCGTAAGCTCTCGCACGACGACTCCTCCCCCTAACCAGTGACTTAATGAAATTTTCCCTCTCAACGCAAATGTAAAATAATGGAAGGCAGTAAAAATGAAAACAATTAACTTTTACGTTCCCATGGATCCGCCTTGCTGCACACACCAGGAAAAGAAGGTGCGCATTGTGAAAGGCAAACCTATTTTCTATGAGCCTCCGGAGTTGGCAGCGGCCAGGTCAAAGTTGATGGCACATTTCAGCAAACATGTTCCGGCTAAAATTTTGACTGGTCCGCTGAAGTTATCGGTCAGTTGGAGATTCTACTCGCTGAAACATCCTGAAGGGTCATGGCGGTCGACAAAGCCGGACTTGGATAACCTACAGAAGCTACTCAAGGACGTGATGACTGATTTGGGGTTCTGGAAGGATGACAGTCAGGTATGCATCGAGCAAGTTGAAAAGATGTGGTCTGAGAAGTATCCCGGAATCGTTATCGAGATCGAATCGTTGGAGGTGACAGATGCCAAAACAAAAGCGTAAGATACCCGGCCACTGTGCCGCATGCACATACTTGATCGGGAGAGAGAACCCATACCAGGATCCGTATTGCTGGTTGAGCCGCGTGTTCATCAAGCCCGACGGAAGCGGATGGTGTCGAAAATTCGAGAGGAGAGCAAAATGACAAATACCTACAAAGTCGGTGACTTGGTTAAGTTCCGGGACGATCTGGAGGACGGGGAAATGTACGGGGGACTGCATTACGATTCGACACGTATGGATCGTTTCAAGAGCGGGATATTCAAAATCAAAAGATGCCATTCAGGAAATCATTATTTTCTCGAAAAATGCAGTTTGAACGGAGTGTGTTTCTACATATCAGCCGCAATGCTGGAACCGGTACAAGCAGCCGATTTAGATCCGGCATGGTTGTTTGACAGGAGGAATTTCAAAAGATGACAAAGACCTGTATTGTTTGTGGAAAAGAGTTTGAGGTTGATAGAAAACATCAGAAGCAGGAATCATGCAGCTCTGAATGCAAGAAGAAGCGGATGTACCAGTTGCAAAAGGAATACCAGAAGAAAATGCGAGAAGAAGCAAAGCTCCACAAAACCAGAACCTGCAAGCTTTGTGGAGCGGAATTCAAACCAATTGGATACGAGCAAACTTGCCCGGAATGCAAGTATGAGCTTAAGCGGATCAATAGCCTTAAGCCTGAAGTCAAACCAAAAGAAAAAAAGCAGACAGTCACAGTAGAAGACGTGCTGAATGAAGCCAAGGCTGCCGGCTTTGAGCCATGGCAGTATGGCAAGTACAAGACTCTAAAAACGCTTGAAAAGGTTCCAAGGGTAAGAGTGACGTTATGAGCGAAAAGCAGTACACAGTTCCGAAAGACATTTGGGACGAGTGCATCAGAATCATTAGGGGGTACGACAGGCTGCATGAAGAGTACGAAGGTCTTCTGCATTCCAGTCCGCCACCCCCCGATGGCCAACCTAGATCCAGATGCCCAGGCAAAGCGGTGGAGTGTGAAGCAATCGAACGGGCGCTTCTATCAATCAAGCTGAATGCTGTGGATGAGGCCTTCAGCATCATCCCGGTGGAATACAGGCAGGACATCCGGGACAAAATAGTCAAGCGGACACCTTATCCGGATTATACAGGCCGGAATACCTTCAGCCGTTGGAAAGCTAGAATGATAAAATATTTAGCTGAAAGGTTGCTGTTGATGTAAAAAACAAAAGATGGTGCAAAATCGCAGAAAAAGTGTGGTAATATGTTAGCATAGAGAACTGACAAAAAATATATTAATGCAGGAAAGGCCGCCTTATCGGGCGGTTTTTTCGTGGGATGAATTATGCAAAAGAAATTAAAAATTTGCGCCACACCGGGATGCGACAAAGCGGTATCGATTATTGTGACCCATGGCAAGGAACGCCTGGGGTACTGCAAAGCTTGCGGCAGGAAGGCGCTGGAGGATAAACATGAAACTGACGGACAAACAAAAGCGGTTCGTCGATGAATACCTGATTGATTTGAACGCCACAGCAGCGGCGATAAGAGCGGGGTATTCCCGGAAAACCGCAAATAGAATCGGGCAACAAAACTTGTCAAAACTTGATATTCGAAGTGCGATTGACTCACGCATGGCAGAGAAGGAATCAGCGCTGATCGCGGGTCAGGATGAGGTCCTGCGGTTCCTGACTGCCATTCTCCGTGGGGAAGAGTCCGAAGAGGTCCCGATGTTTGTTGGAGATGGGGAACAAAGGCTCAGGGATAAGCAGGTAGGGGCCAAAGACCGCTTGAAGGCAGCTGAGCTTCTTGGCAAACGTTACGGTCTGTACGAGGACAAATTAAGCCTCTCTGGTGGCATTAACGTGAATAATAATAAGCTTGATGATATAATAAAGCAGCTTAAAGAAAAATAGGAGGCTTGGTGATGTGGAGAACCTTAGAGGATTTGACTGGCAGGCAGTTCGGCCGCTTGACTGTCATTGAACGAGATGAAGACTATATATATCCGAAAAGCGGCAAACATGCGCCTAAATGGCTTTGTGAATGCTCATGCGGAAGGCAAAAGTCCATTATGGCCAAAAGCCTAACAAGCGGAGGCACCACGAGTTGTGGTTGTTATAATCGCGAGATATCTGCTACTCCAGAAGCCGCGCAAAGGAACAAAGCCAACGCTTTGAAGCACGGTGGCAGAGGTACCAGACTATATAATATCTGGAAAGGCATAAAAAAGCGTTGCAATAATCAAGCCGCCACAAATTACGCTTTTTACGGCGGAAGAGGAATCAGGGTTTGTACTGAATGGGAAACTGATTTTGTTGCTTTTCGTGATTGGGCGTTGACTCATGGTTACGAGGACACGCTTACAATCGATCGGATAGATGTTAACGGTGCATATTGCCCAGAAAACTGTAGATGGGCAACAATGAAGGAGCAATCCAATAACAGACGTCCTCGCGGAAGGGGGTGACATCCCTTTGAGTGAACAATTTCTACTATCGGAAAAATATAAAACTTTTCTGAAACACAAATCCCCGGTAGAGTTTCTCGAAGGGACATGACAACATATGCAGGAAAAACAACGGTCGGCATTGTAAAGTTCATGCTCATGGTCAAGGAAAGTGCTAAAAAACAGCACATCATTGCGGGGCTTGATCTTGGAACCATCGAAAAGAATATTATCAACAAAGACCTTGGCATCTTGGATGTGTTTGGGGATTTGGTCCAGTACAATCCATCTGGGCGGGGCAAGGAAAACTTACCACATCTTGCCTACCAGGATAAGATCATATATGTTCTGGGTTATGGGGATAAGGCGCGCTGGAAGAAAACACTAGGCTCACAGAATGGCTGTGTGTTCATCGATGAAATCAACGTCGCCGACATGGACTATATCCGAGAGACCAGCATGCGCTGTGACTATCTCATGGCAACCCTAAACCCGGATGATCCGGATTTGCCGGTGTACAAGGAATACATCAACCACAGCCGGCCATTACCTGAATTCGAAAAGGATGCGCCGGAAGAACTGAATCAAATGCTAAACGAAGAGCCAAAGCCCGGATGGGTGCACTGGTTCTTTTCTTTTGATCACAACGCCGGGCTGACACCGGAAAAGCGGGATCAGATCATTGGTAATGTGCCTGTTGGGACAAAGCTGTATAAAAACAAGATATTAGGACTGAGAGGACGGGCGACAGGCCTCGTATTCAACCTGGAACCAAAGAACATCATCACGACAAAACAAGCAGCCGGAATGAACTATATTATTTTCAGCTGTGGTGTTGACACCTCGTACAGCCAGACCAGCGATGACAAGTTTGCTTTTGTGTTTGAGGGAATAACCGATACCAGGAAGAAAGTTACCCTGGCTGAGCAGGCATATAACAACAAAGACAGGAAAGTACCACTCACACCTTCTGATATACCGAAGCTGCTTGTTGATTTTTTGGAGAAGTGCAGAACACCGGTTAATGAAGGCGGCTTAGGATGGGGCTTTGCAAGGCATGTATTTATTGATAATGCAGATCAAGGCACACTACTTGAATGCCAGAAATATAAAAAAGCGAATGGCCTTACCTACACATTTCAGGGCTCTTGGAAGAAAACGCAGATTCTTGACCGAATCAATCTTGAATGTGGTTGGCTGGCACATGAAGATGCTTTGATTGTGGATGTCTGCACCGAGACAATCAGGGAGATGAATTTGTATAGCTGGAAAGAGGACAAGAACGAGCCGGAAGACAGGAATGATCATTTGACGAATGCAAGGCAATATGCTTGGCTGCCATTCAAGGATAAAATTGGACGAACTGAAGCCAGGGAGGGCGTGAAGAAATAATGAGGTGGGTTGAGAAGATGAAATCAGGAATTAGAAGCTTTCTTGAGATTGAAAAATCAGGCACAAGAGAATTAAGAGTAACCGAGGCCATGGACTATGAGACAAATGCTGCCAAGAACCGAATTTGGTACCGTGGTGACTCCAATGAGCTCGAACAACTTCATCAACAACTGGCGTCCAACGGCCTATATAGTCAAAGTTTTTGGGCAGCGAAGTCTACACCAGGGCTTGAGATTAGGAAAGCGCACACTGGGCTTCCTAGCCTCATTGTCAATACCTTGGTAGACATTACTCTAGCTGATGCGAATAGCATCGAATTTGATGATAAAGCAAAGACGTATGCCGAGCTCTGGAAGAAAATAGATCAGGACAACAACTTCATGGAGGAGTTGGAATCCGATTTGAAGGAGACGCTTCATATTGGTGATGGTGCATACAAATATTCTTTTGATCCGAGCATAACAGAGTATCCAATTATTGAGTTTTATCCTGGTGATCGGGTGGATTACGTCATCAAACGTGGGCGCCTTCAGGAGATTGTTTTCAAGACATATTACACTCATGCCAGTAAAACTTATGAGCTCCAAGAGACATATGGATATGGCTATATCCGAAACAAGTTGTACCGGGATGGCAGAGAAATAGACCTTGCATCTATCCCTGAAACATCTGGAATGGCGGATTACAGCTTTGGTGGTTATACGGAATCTTCAGAAGGCAATAAAGGTACTAGAGGCACTTATATGCTCGCGGTACCAATCAGAGTTTTTAAAAGCCAGAAATGGCCAGGGAGAGGGCAGAGCATTTTCGACCGCAAGGTAGACAACTTTGATGCTTTCGATGAAGTATGGTCTCAGTGGATGGCGGCGTTTCGCGCTGGCAAGATAAAACAGTACATCCCTGAATCCCTTATTCCAAGAGACCCGAAATCTGGCAAGCTTATGAAGGCTAATCCCTTTGATAATCAGTTTATAGCCATTGGCGATGATCTCAAAGAAAACGGAACTAATAAGATCCAAACTGAGCAGCCAACAATTGACTATGAAGGCATGCTGACATCCTACAGTACAGCGCTAGATCTTTGTTTGCAAGGACTGATTAGCCCGTCCACCCTTGGAATTGACATGAAAAAGCTGGACAATGCGGAAGCGCAGAGGGAAAAGGAAAAGGCGACGCTGTATTCCAGGAACGCAATTGTGGGAGCTCTGCAAAAGGACATTCCGGATGTAATTAAAACCGCAATCCGCGCATATAACGAATATCACAAGAAAAAAACCGTTGAAGAGTTTACGGTGGATTTTCCCTTTGGTGAATATGCGAATCCGTCATTTGAGAGCCAAATTGAGACTATATCGAAAGGGCGTACCGGAGGGATACTCAGTATCGAAGCCTCCGTTGAAGAACTTTACGGTGATACGAAGGATAAAGAATGGAAACTGGCCGAGGTTCTCCGGCTGAAGACAGAACAAGGCGTAATGGCAACAACTGAGCCAGGAGTCGGCAACGAACCAGCAGCTGGAAGCGAGTCAGCCATTAGAACTTTGAATGGTGCTCAGATTCAGGCGCTATTGAAGATAGTCGAATCCCAAAAGTCCGGCGAATTATCACGTTCTGCTGCTATATCAATGGCGGTAAGTACATTAGGTGTTCCTGAAGATAAAGCCATTTCGTTTATTGAGGAGGTTTCCTGATGAATATGAAAGTGAAACTAGGTAAAAAAATATACGAGATGCCCAGAAAGAAATTTCTTGAGATGTTGGAGATTGCCAAGGAACGTGTCCCCTTCGGAATCTATGCTGTGGAAAAGCATGGGTATGGTGAATTCGTAAACATTAAGTGCCAGAGCATTACCCAGCTAAAACAAGAGAAAAGGCTTTTCAAGCAAAACGGTTTCAAGGTACACAGTAATGATGAACGAGTATGATATCGGTAAAGCTTTTGAGGCAGTTGAATATGAGTTGATGGCCTCCATGATCCGGAACATGAAAAGGCACCGGGTGGAAGAAGTCAGCGAAAATAAACAGTGGTCAATGTGGCAGGCAGAGCAGCTGAAGTCCCTTAAAATCTACAGGCAAGAAAATGCTACCAAGTTCTCACAGACTTTCAAGGAAATGAATGCATCAATTGATGGTATCATCGCCAAAGCAAGAGAGACGGGAGGATTGGAAGAAGAAATCAAAATCATGGAAGCCATGAAACGTGGCTTTCGGCCAGGCAATAGCGGGTCAGGGGCAATTTCTCATGAGCAGTTCTTTAAGCTTAATACGCACAAACTGGGGGCGCTGAGTAGGGCAACAGTCAATGATATGAAAACCGCTCAGACTGGAATCCTCAGGATGAGTAATGACAAGTACCGACAGATCAT